ATGACGAATGCGAAGGCGGTGTTTATTGGTGAAATCGCGCAGATTGCGGGAGTGGCGTCGGTGGTAGGTGGAGTGGTGCTGAGTTTGCGGCATTGGCCGGCCGCGGCGGCGTTGATTGGCGGATTGGCAGCGTATTTTGTGGGGAAGAAGTTGAGGGGAGTTTGAGGGAGAAGAAAAGAAAAAGATAACGCAGAGACGCCGAGTGCGCTGAGGGTGCGCAGAGAAGAGTAACCCCACAGCACGGCCAGGAATGGCTGTGCCACAGGCGTGCGGAACATGATTTGGGATGCGAATGAGTGAAGCGGCGGGGGCGATCGAGCAGCAGGAAGAAGGGAAAGGGGAGAATCGGCGAAAGCTGTGGAAGAAGTACTACGAGGCGTATCCGCGGCAGGAGGAGTTTCACCAGTCGAAGAAGAAGTATCGGTTGTTTGGCGGAGCGGCGGGACCAGGGAAGACGAAGGCGCTGCTGTGGGAAGCAATTAAGAAGGCGGAGGACCACGACGGCTGCGACACGCTGCTGTTGCGGCGAACGTTTCCAGAGCTGGAGAGTTCGCTGCTGGCCCAGTTCCGGAGGGATGTGCCGCGGTCGGCGTACCGGAGTTACAACGAAGCGAAGCACGTGGTGACTTGGCTGAATGGGTCGACGACGCGGTTCGGGTACTGCCGAAATGAGAACGATGTCTATCAGTATCAGGGCGCAGAGTTTTTGTTCATTGGGATTGATGAGCTGACGCATTTCACATTGAAGCAATGGCAGTTTCTGACTTCGCGGAATCGGTGCCCGATTCCGGGAACGAGTCCTTGCATGGCTGGGGCGACGAATCCGGGGAATATTGGGCATGCGTGGGTGAAGGCGCTTTGGGTGGACAAGGTGGCGCCGGCGGGATTTGAGCGGCCGGAGCTTTACGACGCGAGCGAGTATGACTTTGTGCGGGCGCGGATTGAGGACAATCCGATCTACGCAAATGACGTGAATTATAAGAAGACACTGGCGGCGCTGCCGGATCGATTGAGGAGGGCATTCCTGGAAGGGGATTGGAGCGTTCTGGAGGGGCAGTATTTTGATTTGTTCGAGATTGGACGGCACACGGCGCGGACGGAGGCGTTGCGGCTGGAGGAGTGGGCGCCGCGGTGGATTTCGATTGACTGGGGATTTAAGCATCCTAGCGCGGTGTATTGGCATGGGGCAGCGACCGGCGACCGGCAGCCTGTAGCCTCAGAGAAGAGAAGAATTAACGCAGAGTTCGCTGAGAGCGCTGAGTGCGCTGAGAAGACGGGACGGATCCTGACGTACCGCGAGTTTGTTCAGAGCAGTTTGTCGCCGCGAATGTTGGGACAGGCGATCGTTGAGAAGACGCAGCGCGAGAGGATCCGCGAGATTTATTTGTCGCCGGATGCGTTTGCGCGGCGGACGAGCGAGGCTTCGATTGCGGAGCAGTTGGGCGACGTGCTCGAGCAAAACGGTTTGCCGCGGCCGATGCCGGCGAATGACGACCGGATCGGCGGATGGCAGTTGATGTACCAGTTGCTGGAGCGTGACGCGTGGATGATCGCCGAAAATTGCCCGCGGCTGATTGAGTGTTTGCCGCTGCTGGTGCGGGACGACCGGCGCGTGGAGGATGTGCGGAAAATGGAAGGCGATGACGCGGCGGATGCAGCGCGTTATGGACTGGTTCCCGGCGTGAGATATGCCGGTGTTGGGGCATCCGCTGTAGGCGGACCCGGGGCGGGGCAAGCTCCGCCCGAATTTGGGAATGGAACGGCGCGATTTGTGCCGGGGATTCCAGTGGACGTGCAGATCGAGCGGCAGATCACGGCGGAGGATCCGACTTCGCGGGCGATCCATCAGCAGAGGTTGCAGGCGGAGGCGAAGAGGCAGTTGGGGCCGCAGAAGTTTGGGAGAAGGAAGAAATGGTAAGGGATTGTGTAACAGGGAGCGAGTTTGTCGGGGAGGGAACCTAGGAGTAGCGTAGAGTGTCCAATAGACAGAGGGATGATGAGGCCGAGGCGCATCTCGAATGAATGGCTGATGGGCGCGGCGGTGGGCGCGTATTTGGTGTTGTCTTTTGTCCTGACTTTTTGGGAGTCAGCGTTTATTCATTCCTATTGTGCGAATACTTCGTACGGATTCCTGGGGACGCGGCGCGCATCGCTGGGCAACTTGGTGATGCTGTGCCCGGAGCCGTCGTGGGAATTCTCGACTGGTTGCAGCTGCGGCTCTTGCAGCCGGACGGGAAATTGGTGAGTGCTAGGGCCGTGAGATCGGCGCTGTGGATGAATTTTCTTGGGGTTGCGAGCCTCCTGCTAGCTGTGTCCGATAATTTTGGACCAGATTGGCGCACTAGTTTCCTCCGGGCACCGGCATTGGCGGGAATTGCTTTCCTGCCGGTAGGGGTATTGTTGTCGATTGGGAATGTCGTTGCAGGTTACGTGCAAAAATTAAGAGATAACGAGAGATTGAAGTCTCCTCCCAGCTTGAATTAGGCAAGCCGAAGTAGGCACTGATCGAATGGCCCGCATCGCAGTGGTCTGAGCATTCACTTAACAAATCACGAGGGATAGGCGAAGGCGGATGCTTGCGGATGGTGCCGAATTATGATTGAGCTGCTGAAGAGGGCGTTTACAACGAGGTATGTGGGGATGCTGGAGGGGGAAGTGGCACGGCTGCGGATGGAGAATCGGGCGCTGATGAATTCGCTGCTGGGGACGGCGGGGTTTCCGCCGGTGGAGTTTGCGGAGGCGGTGAAACCGGTGGAGTTGCCGAGGATGAGACGGAGATCGTGGCAGCAGATTCAGAGGAAGAATGAGAGTGAGGCCGCGAAGGCGATTGGCGGGGAGTGAGCGGAAAAAAGATTTAACACAGAGGGCACAGAGGAAGAGCACAGAGGTCGCGGAGAAGAAATGATTAGCAACAGCATAGAGAGCGCGATGACGGGTTGGGAGCCGGGGATGACGGCGCCTGCGGATGGGAATTCGTCGGGAGATGTGTCGAAGCATGGCGCGAGTCTAGGGGCGAATTTTGAGTTGTTGGAGGAGTTGCGGCCGGAACTGGTGAATGCGTTGCGCGAGCTGGTACGGCAGTACCGGCAGGAGGGCGTGACGGCGCGTCGGCATGAGATTCGGCGGATTCGGCAGGCTCGGCTTTTTTGGCAGGGGTTGCAGTATGCGTGGTGGAATCCGAATGACATGAATTGGCATTTGCCGTTTGAGCAGAAGTTCAATGATGACCGGGCGCTGGAGGAGATGCCGCGCTACCAGTTTGTAACGAATTTTTATCAGGGATTCGGGCTTTCGTTTGTGGCGGTGCTTTCGCAGGATGTGCCGAGCGTTAGGTTTTATCCGCAGTCGGCGCAATCGCTGGTGGATATTGCGGCGGCGAAGGCGGCGAGCGACGTGGCGGAACTGGTGGAGCGGAATAATCATGTGGAGCATCTGCTGACTTCGATTGGGTATTTTTTGTGGACGGATGGGAAGCTGGGCGCGTATGTGCGGTATGTGGCGGATGGGCAGCGGTTTGGGTTTCGTGAGCAGGAGATCGTGGCGGGGGTGGAGATTTCGCTGGGGGAGGATGTTTGGAAGTGCTCGAGTTGCGGATTGGAGAGCCCGGTTGAAAGCGATCAGATAGCAGATAACAGCGATCAGGAAACTGGAAATGACGGTGAGTCCTTGCCTGGGTCCCTCCGCTCCGGCCAGCAAACGGCGCTGGCCTCCGGTCGGGATGACAGTTATGGAGATGGGCGCATCAGCAGAGATGAGGTCCTTCGGGGCGCAAACGGCGCGCCCCTCAGGATGACAAATTTTGGGAACGCGGGCCGGCCCTTCGTGACTCAGGGTAAATAAGAAGCCGGCGCTACTGGGGTGTGTCCGGGATGCGGGGCGGAACTTGGGCAGGAGGATTTGCGGAAGGCGGAACGGGTGACGGTGCCGCGGGTGGTGGAGACGCGGCGGGTGGCGAATGGGCAGGAGGTGATTTCGATTGCGGGCGGGCTGGAATTGAATACGCCGGTGTGGGCGAATGAGATGCATGAGTTTCCGTATTTGCAGTGGCAGACGGAAGTGCATCGCGCGAAGTTGAAGGCGGCGTATCCGCAAGCGGCGAACAAGATTGAGACGACGCCTTCGCAGGGCGCGGAGGATGTGTACGCGCGCGTTTCACGGATCAGCGTGGAGCAGGGGCTGCCGTCGATTCATCCCGGCGATGCGCTGATGAATCTGATTACGTTTGACCGGACGTGGCTGCGGCCATGGGCGTTTTATTCAGTGGAAGACCAAGATGTGCGGCGGGAGTTGCTGGCGCTGTTTCCGGATGGATGCTACGTGGCGTTTGCCGGCGACGCATATTGCGAAGCGCGGAATGAAAGCATGGACGATCACTGGCGAGTGCTGCATGCCTTGCCGGGAGACGGGCAGAACCGTCCGAGCGTGGGCGACTCGCTGGTACAAGTGCAGGAGCGGTACAACGTGCTGAGCAATATGCAGGCGGAGACGTATGAGTATGGGATTCCGCCGATTTATGCGGATCCGCAGGTTTTGGATTTTGACGCGTTGGCGAATCAGGTGGCGGAGCCGGCGGCACATTTTCCGGCGCGGGCGCGGCCGGGGCAGCCATTGGCCGCGGGATTTTTTCAACCGGCGCCGGCGCAGATGCCTCCGGACATGATTCGTCATCAGCAGGATTTGATCGGGCCGGTGGCGCAATTTTTGACTGGACTGTTTCCCGCGGTCTTTGGAGGAAACATGGAGGACGTGAAGACGGCGAGCGGGTATGCGTTGGCGCGTGACCAGGCGCTGGGACGGCTGGGATTGGTGTGGCGGCGGCTGAAGCAGTTTTATGGCGAGGTGATGCTGCTCGGTGTGGAATCGTTTCGGAAGAACCGGCCGGAGGATGTGGACGTGCCGCTGTTGGGTCCGGACGGGATGCTGGACGCGCGGATGATTCGCGTGGCGGATTTGAAGGGGAACATTGCTGTGCATCCGGAGGCGGATGAGACGTTCCCGCGCTTGAAGTCGCAGCAGCGCGGGGTGTTGCAGCAGTTGTTTGGGTTGAAGGATCCGTTGATTCAGGAGGCGATGGCCGATCCGGCGAATATCGGGTACATCAAGAATGTGCTGGGGCTGACGGAGTTGGTGGTGCCGGGCGAAGATTCGAGGAATAAGCAGTTGCGGGAGATACAGGCGTTGCTGGGAGCGGCGCCGATCGTGGTGCAGGTGCCTGCTGCAGGCAATCAGATAACAGCGAGCAGCGATCAGGAGGCTGGCGGCGCGCACACCGTTGTGCTGCCATCGGTGGCGGTGGATTTGTTGCTGGACAACCACGCTGTGGAGTTTGAGGAGTGCAAGCGGTGGGCGAATGCGGAGGCCGGGCAGAGCGCGCGGATGACGAATCCGGCGGGATTTGCGAATGTTCGGGCACATGCGGAGGCGCACTTGCGGGCGATGGGGACGGCGAAGTGAGTGGTGATTGGTGACTAGTGACTGGTGAAAGAGTTTAGAGGCGGGCGTAGCGATGCTGCGCTCCTTTTTTTGTGGAGTGTGAAGAGATGAGAGGGAATGAGTCGTTGATGATTCAGGATGCTGGTGGAAATGCGGTGCCGGAGATTTTTGCGCTGACTGATGAGCAGATTTTAGGGATGGAGGCAGAGGGACAGGAAGCCGAGAATGGATCGACGAGTCAGGCGCAGATTAATGATCGAGGTGATGCCGCGAAAGGCCTCACCCCTGAAGGGGTGAGCTACAGGGATGGGGCGAGTGGTAGGGATGGGAAAAGCGCACAGCCAGGAATGGCTGTGCCACGAGAGTCGGCACAGGAGCCGCCGGGGTGGTTGGCGCGGGAAATGAAGGATCCGTGGGTGGGGGAAGAGGCGCGGGAGTTTTGGGAGGGCGTGCAGAGGGCGCAGCGGGAGGCGGCGGCTTATCGGGAGGCGTTTGCTACGCCCGAGGATGCGCGGGCGTTGAAGGAAATTTATCCGGGCGGAGTGGCGGAGGCGAAGAGCGCGGCGCAACGGGCTCGGGAGCTCGCGGAGATTGATGCGGTGTTTTTTGGGGCGCCTGGAAAACCGGCGGAGGAGTTGCGCGCTGGGCGAATTCAGTTGGTGGAGAAGTTGCATGCGCAGGATCCGGCGGCGTTTCGAGAGATGGTGGAGGCGGGGAATAAGATTTTGGGGGGAGTCCCCAGTGGCCAGCTGGCGGTAGCCAGTGAAGTAGGAACCGCACTAGCGAACGACGCGACGAATGTTCGTGGCGTTGGTGGGCGAACTGATCGAGAGGTACAAGTAGGAGTGCCTGTGCCAGAAGAGGTCGCGAGGCGATACCGGGAGTTTGAACGGGCGACGAATGCGGAGTTGGAGAAGAGCGTGGGCGGGACGATTGCCCGGGCGATGGAGGCGGCGTTGCCGAATTTGCGGAACGCCCACGGATCCGGTGGGGAGGGGCAAGCCCCTCCCCTACAAGAGAGGTTGCGCAGGGTAGTAAGAGAAGAGGTGGAGACGGCGTTGCGGAGCGACGCGTCGCTGGGCGAGCAGGTGGCGCGAATTTTGGGTGGGCGGCGATTTGATGAGGCGGCGCGCACGCAGGTGGTGCGGTTGATTGATGCTCGGGCGCAGCAGTTGGTGCCGGGGGCGGTGCGGAGGGTGGTGGGATCGTGGACGCAGGCTACGTTGGGAACGGGCAAGACGGAAGCTGTGGCGGAAAGTGCTGGGCGCGGGGCGGAGGGGCGGAGAGTGGAACGGACATCGAGCTCCTCGCGGACGGCAGGTGCAGAGCAGACGGCGAATCGGAATGAGAATTCTTCGGCCAACGCTGTCGGCCGCAGTGTGTCGCGCGGGCGCGTGGATTACCGGAAGTTGAGTGATGAGCAGATTTTGGGGATGTGAGACGGAAGAGGATAGCTGATAGCAACGATCAGATAACAGGAAACAGGTGAGCGGCACAGTTTAGCTGTGCCGTTCTTGTTTTTGGGTGGAAGAAAGAAGGGACTTAACGCAGAGGACGCTGAGGAAGAGCGCAGAGTTCGCTGAGAAGAGTAGAAGGCTGGGCGACCTGAAGGTCGCGGCTACTGGGATTTCGGATAGTAAAACTTAAGGAGAGATAAAAAATATGCCAGCACAAGCGAACGCGAATGTCATCGCGTTGCAGCTCGAGAAGGTGCGCGACAAAGTGCCCCTGCTCTATGAGCGCGACGACATTCTATTGACGATGATCCAGCAGCGGGGTGACATCGAGAAGGTATCCAGCCGCAACATGCGGCTGCCGCTGCAGGTGAATCCCGGAGGCAAAGCCGGCTCGTACAACGCGGACGGCGGGGACCTGGGGCGCGGTTCGGGAACGGCGTACGACGTGGCGCAGGTTTCGCCGATTTTCTTCCGGTTCGCGATTGAAATCACGAAGCTGGTGGAATATGCGACGACCGGGCGGGAACGGGCTGTTGAAAATGCGGCGAAGAGGGAAGTGGCGAACGGGATGAAGCAGTTCCGGGCGTTCCTGGACAAGCTGATCCAGACGGCAGGGAACGGCGTGCTGGGAACGATCAGTTCGTTTGCGAGCACGACGTGGACGATGGCAACACCTCCCGGTGCGGCGCTGGTGTACGTAGGACAAACGCTGCAGGTGTACGACTCGACGCTGACGACGAACCGCGGCACGTGCAACGTGGTGGCGGCGGATCCGATCAGCCCGACGCAGACGATCACCGTGGACACAAATCCCGGCGGATTGACGAACGGCGACGTGATTGTGCATGACGGATTGAGCGGCGCGCAGCCGACTTCGCTGTTTGGCATCAAGTATCACCAGAACAACGCGACGACGGGAACGTGGCTAAACCTGAACCGCGCGACGTATCCGGTGCAGCTGCAGACGCCTCGCGTGAACGCGGGGAATGCGGCGCTGACGCCGGCGAACGTGCGGCTGGCGATTAACAAGGTGAGGAAGGCGCTGGGTATCAATCACCTGAGCAAACTGATCGCGTACATGGCCGTGGAGCAGGAGCATGCGTGGGAAAACCTGGGCATCACGGTGAGCCAGATCATCAAGGAAGGCGGCAGCGGCGGCGGGAATGATTTGGACCTGCTGTTCACGGGACGGAAAACGATGAGCGGGATTCCGATCAAGTCCAGCGTGAACGCGGATCAGACGCGCGTGGACTTCCTGGATTTGTCGCACTGGGGAAGGGCCGTGTTGAAGGACATTGATTTTTACGAAGTCAATGGGAACACGGTGTTTCCGATTTACGGGGCGAGCGGCGGTTTGGCGGCATCGTACATCTTTTATTTTGATACAGCGTTTCAGGTGTGGAGCGATTCGCCGCGCAGCGGTGCGTACATTGACACCTTGGCAAGGCCGAGCGGGTACTGATCAAGCGACCAGTGAGCAGTGGCCAGTGGCCGGTGAAGAAATACCTCTTCACTGGTCGCTGGCCACCGGTCGCTGGCCGCTCTATTTCCATGATTCAAGTCATTCGGGAGATGCATGAGACGCCGGAGAATGTGGCGCGGCGACTTTGTTTGGCGGGTGGAATGAACCGGTATGGCGAGGCGAATTATCGGGTGGTGTGGGGATGGAACCGGTTGGGATGGATTGGCGGAAAATTTGAAGATCGGAATGAGCGCGGAGATCTGATTCGCGAAGTCGTGGAGCTGCGATGGGAGCCGAAGTATCCGCAGGTGAATCGTTGGCACGTGGAGCGGTGGGTGGCGCCGGAGGCGTATGGGTCGCCGCGGGCGTGGTATGCGCAGACGATGGAACGGACGGATGGGAAGAGTGTGGCGGCGTTGGGGCCTTATCCGGAGCGCGGGGAGTATGAGCACTGTTTTACGTTGCAGGGGCCGCGAGGAGAGTTTGTTCAGTTGACGCCGACGATTGCGGAGCATGTGGCGCGGGCGATTGAGTGGGCGCGCGGACGAGACAACGCAAAACAACGCGCTAAATTGTATGAGAGGGAAGCGCGAGAAGAGCGGGCGTATGAGGAGTGGGCGTTTGAGGTGATGGATGACGGGGCGCCGATGGTAAGCGTGCAGTGAGCGACGAATGAAGGAGAAAATCTAACGCAGAGACGCCGAGGACGCAGAGTTCGGAGGAGAAGACTGGCGGATTAGAGGACCGCGGATCGCTAGCGGTTTGATACGCGTCAATGGAGTGTCGATGAGAGGAAGCCGGGTTGAGGTGTGGTTGAAGGGGATGCTGGCCGCGGGAGTGAGCGGGGCGGCGGGTGGAGTGATGACGGGGTTGGCGGCGGTGGGGATTGATCCGGGGCACTTTAATTTGCAGGCGGGGATTGGCGCAACGATGAGAATTGGGGCGGCGGCGGCGTTGATAAATGCGGTGATTGGGGTGGCGGCGTATTTACAGAAGTCACCATTGCCAGAGGGGTGACGTAAGAAACAAAAAGGGCGACCCGTTTAGGTCGCCCCGAAACTTAGCGTGTACTGGACACGCCTCTCAAGCGAATTCAGCTTGCAACCGTAAGAAATTATTGTCAAGCCCCTTCGAGTGAAGGACAAACCGGCCCGCCTTGGAAGGCAGGCCCTAAAAGAGCTAGGAGTCGGAGAAACAAAACCCAAGAGGCTGGCTTGAAAGCCAGCGCTACATGGCAGATTGCGGAGAGCGAAGAGGCGGGGAATATGCCAGTTGTTGGATCGAGTGCTTATAACACGGCGGGGCAGATTACGTCGCTGGTGAGGTCGCTGCTGAATGATGCGCAGGGGAATCTGTTTACGGATACGGTGCTGCTGCCGTACCTGAATTCGGCGTACCGGAAGGTGCAGCGGGCGATCGGGAATGCCGGCGGCGGAGGATTTATCCAGGACGATGCGCTGCTGGTGGTGACGGCGGTGGAGGGGCAGGATGCATCGCTGCAGGTTTCGATCAGCGATGCAACGGCGCCGCCGAACCAATTGCCTACGGATTTGTTGGTGCCGCTGAAGATCTGGGAGCGGCCGAATCTGTCCACACAGGAATTCGACGAGATGGTGGACCTGACGCAGCACGGCGGGCTGCCTTCGCGTGTGCAGGACGTGGTGCTGAGCGTGTGGGAATGGCGTGCGGATGGATTGTGGTTTTTGGGCGCGACGCAGGATACGCAGATTCGTTTGCGGTATTTGAAGGCGTATCCGGATTTTACGGATGCGACTTCGCCCGTGCTGATCCGGAATGCGCAGGAAGCGCTGGCATACGGGACGGCAGCGGGCGCGGCGTGGGCTCGCGGCAGCCCACTGGCGGAGAAGTGGGACGACGCGGCTTCGGATGCGATCGAGGACCTGGTGGTGGCCGCGGTGCGGAGAGAGCAGCAGAGCGGGCGGCGGAGGCGGCCGTATTCGGCGAGGAGCGGATATACGCCGTTTTGAGGAAGGAAGTAATCAGTTATCAGTAATCGGTAATCAGTAAGAGAGAAGAGAAGAGAAGAGAAGAGAAGAGAAGAGAAGAGAAAAGCTAACGCAGAGGCGCTGAGAGCGCAGAGATTCGCAGAGGAAGAGAGGGATGAAGAATATGTCGATTACGATTTCGCTGCAGCCGACCAATGTGGACAGCAGCGCGAACAATTTTGTTTATGCGGTGGCGACGCTTGCGTTTTCGGGGAACTATGTGACGGGCGGGGACACACTGGACTTTACTCAAATCGCAAACGTGGTGCCCTCGGACACGATCGTGCAGGTGTTCGCGGAGAGCCAGAACGGAAACAGTGGATATTACATTCCAATCCAGGGAGCGGCGCTGAACAACTGGAAGTTAAAGGCGTTCCTTGGCGGCGGGACCGAGGTTACCGCGGGCGCGTATCCGGCGGGAGTGACCGGCGATATTGTGCAGCTTTCGATTACGGCGCGGAAGTTGTTGTGAGGCTCGCACCGCCAGTCACTAGGTATCACTCATCAAGCCGCAACGAAGCCGTTGGAACTTGCCGGCGGATCATTTCTCGGAGATTGCTAATTTCAGTGTGAGTGGCGAAAGATCGCTTGGGGATAACATTGGCGAGATTCTTACTCTGATACAGCAAAAACTGTTCCCGTGTCTCTCGAACTTGCAAAAAGCTATTCCATTGGAGTTCTCCGCGGGCAGTCGGACCAACTACACTTATTCCATTTTCCGCGAAAGCCCAGACTGTGGGTCCTTGCAAGGCGGGCGTATTCCGAAGGATAGAGTGTGCTGAGGAATAGGAACTGGCGTAAACGATCGCATACAGAAAAACTGGGGCAAACATTATTCCGAAAACGCTTCCGAACCAAACCGAGGGCATTCCATTCGTTTGAGAGGAAATCACCGCAAAAAGAAAGCCCCCTATAACCCCTGCACACGCAGCTATCCCCACCCATTCGTGGATTTTGTGGCGCCCCCAAATGATGGCGACGTTAGCTCGATATATATCCTTTTGGTTGAGTTGAACGGCGAGCTCGATGGATTGGGAATCGGTCATTTGTGAAAAGGAAGTTATCACAAGTAGATACATAGTACAAAGTTGAATGGCTCGCGAAATTCGGGAAGAGATGAGAACTGATGATACGATCGAAAATGCGTATGGGGATTTTGTGGGCGATTGTGGCGATGGCGCTGCACTTGTGGCCGGGCGTGGTGAAGCCGGCACATGGGCAGGGATCGCGCAAAGACGACATTGTGTTTAATACGCGCGGGGTGCCGCTGGCCGGGGCGACGGTGCGCGTCTGCGCGATGCCGGCTAGCGGGCAGCCGTGCACGCCGCTGGCGCTGATTTATTCGGATGCGGCACTGACTCAGGCGCTAGCGAATCCGACTGCGACGGACGGGCTGGGGAATTATTCGTTCTATGCGGCACCGGGGAAGTATGAGATCGAGATCAGCGGGCCGGGAATCACGACGAAGCAAGTGCCGAATGTGATTTTGCCGAGCGATCCGGCTTCGCCGACGTTCAGCAGCATCAGCTCGACCGGCGGGATCAATGCGTTTTCGCTGACGTTGACGGGCAACTTGACGGTCAACGGCAGCACGAGCGTGGTGGGAAACCTGGCGAGCGGTACGCTGACGCTCTCGAACCAGGGAACAGCCCCGGGAGCGGCGGGCAGCGGCACGGTGAATTTGTACACGAAGAGCGCGGATAAGAGGCTGTACTACAAGGACGAGACCGGAACAGAGATAGGGCCCATTTCGAGTGCGAGCGGCGCGCAGACCAACCAGTCGAACACCTTTACGGCCCCACAAAATATTGATGCGGATTTTCACACCAAGGGGCCGAATCCGTGGCTGGACGTGACGCGATTCGGGGGATACATCGGACCGAACTTCAGCACGAATGCGACGACGTGCTCGATAAATTTAGGGTCGACGACGGCGAGTTGCGCTGCTGCGTCTGATTTTCAGAATGGGCATGGGATATTGATCCTGGGAGCGGGGCCTGCGCCGGCGATTGCGACGCCACAAGCGCCGACGGCGACGCCGCTCTTTCAGGTGGGCACGACGCAGCGGAACTACTGCGTGGCGGACCGCGATTGGGCGGGGGGAATCACGCCTTGCGGGGCGGTGGGATTTACCACCACCGCGCCGGCTTCGATGGCGCTGCAATCTTACCCGATCAGCGGAACCTGGACGTTCAGCAACGGCGTTTTTACAGTGACGACTTCCGCGGCTCACAACATGCCGACAGCCGCATCCGGGATAGCGAGCGAACCCTTCGCGCAAATTGAAATCCAGTCCAACACTACCAATAGCCGGCAATGCGAAGGGGCATTCTCACTGACGGCGGTTCCCAGTGCAACGACCTTCCAATTTACGCGGAACGAATTGACGGCGGCCGGTGGTCCGAGTCCCGCGTGTATCGGCGGAACGATGCGGATCGCGCCGAAAATTATTTTGAAGTGGGACTCGCACTACACCTACAGCGTGCAGTCCGCAACGTGCTCCGGCGGAAACGCGATAGTCACTGTCTCTCCCGGGGTTTATGGCCCGGCGAATACGGCGGCATCCACATGGGCTGTGCCGTGGTTTGTAATTGCAATCTTCTCCGGCGTGACGGACAGCCACTACAACGGAACTTTTACCATCAGCAATTTCACTCCCTCTGGAACGGCGCCCAATGCTGTGCAATATACGCTTGGAAGCTGCGCGGGGGTGTCGAACGTCGGGGCCGGCGGGACGATGACGATGGTCCCGGGCAAAGCCGTAAAAAATCACCTGATTTATGAATGCACCGGAACGTCCTGCGCCCTTCCCGTAAACGCCGCGAATTACTCGCTGGTGGGCGTGGCGGAGGGGAATGACGGCTACTTTGTGGACCGGGGCTGGAGCGTGACCGCCGCAAACGTGGATACGGGCGACGCGCCGCTTACGGCTCCGACCGCGACAACGAACGAATACCTGGATACAACGATCGCTGCCGGCGGCGGCACGACGTCATTGACGCTTACGGCTGCGGCAAGCAACACGGTTTCCAGCGCGAAGGCATTTCACGACAACACGCCGAACCTTCTCCTCGCGTGCGCGGCGCTTCCTGCAAACACCACCGGATCCAACGGTGGGCGAATCATGGTTCCGGCCGCCAACAGCATCTACCAGTATTTTCCGCTGATCGGCAACTTCGACATGGTTGGCAACTTCTCACAAAACCCTAGAAATTGCCCCGGGAACACCACGATCGAATTCCGTTCGATCGTCTATCAGAGGGGAACAATCCTTCTCGGCGGGGGGAATAACCTTGTGGCTGGCCAGGGCGCGACGAACTGCCAGTCTTCTTTCTATCAGATGAGCTCCTCACTGGCCTGTTTTCAAGGTATGGCCTATCCGATGGTGTACTTTGAACCGGAAACATCGAGCAATAGTTACCTGGAGAACCTTGTATTCCTCCCGTCACAGACTTATCAAAGTGCACTCTATTTCGACGAGCAATTGAACCATGACGGCGTGGTGGCGTTGCGCTTCGAGCATGTGCATGCCGACGGAGGTTTCCACAGCTATCCGGTGGTCAACAAAGCAGGGTTCGGATTCTTTTGGAATTACGGCGGATGGAGTGCTGTGGGCGGAAATTTCTCCGAGAGCCTCGATTACATCATCACGCACAACTGCGGGATGCCGGCATACCAGACGGCACCGGCGCCGATGCCGTACATTTTCACCACAAATCAATCGTACTCCTTCGGAACTTTCGAGGTGGACACCTGCGGGTTCTCGAACGGCACATTTGGAAACAACGTGGTCTTTAACCAGGTGCTGACAGAAAACGCGGCCGGCCCCGCGTTCAAGATCAACATGCTGCCTTACGGGCTTTCAGGCATTTCCTTCAACCAGGGCTCCTATGCCGATTTAACGGGTGGCTCCGCGACTCCGTATTTTGACCTGACCAACTCCTCCACTTCGGGAAGTGAATTTAACTACATGGAATGTGCAACGGGTTATCAGCCGGTGCTGCAGACGGGCACAACTGCAAGCTTTTACACAGGCATTTCCATCCGGGGCAACCTGGGAGGGTGCACGGGCGGGATTGGGGCGGTGAACTATCGCTTCGACAACATGTCCAACAATCTGGGAATTGTCAGCGGATATAACACACAGCTGAATGCGGGTTCGCAGGTGTTTTCGCCGATGCCGAGTCCAGCGAACTTTCAGAGCGCGACGGCGGTGAGCGGGACGGGATTGACCCCGGGGACGTACAGCTATTGCGCGATTGCGATGGATGCTTTCGGCGGAGTGACGGCGACGAACCCTTCAGCGTGCACGACGGTGACAACGACAACGGGGAACCAATCGGTGCAGTTGGTGATGCCCGCAACTTTCCCCAGCGGGGCGGCGGGACTGGTGATTTTCGACCAGACCAGGGGTCAATATGTGAATTTTGCTACCTGCGCATCACCGCAGGTGACGGTGCCGGGTTCGACGGTGACCTTGACGTCGACTTTTGAGGGATGCCCTTACGCAGCCCCAAACCAAACTTCTGCCGTGGCTAATTTTGTGAGCACGGCAAACGGGATCGGCGGAAACAAGCTTCTGCTGAACGGGGAGTTTCTGAATGCAGCGCCGCGGTCGGAACAGAATATATTTTTGCCGGGCGGATTGAGCACGACATGGACGGGCTCGACGTGGACGCTGGACCGCGGCGTTACAGTGACGCGCGTGCAGGTGCAGGCGAAGACCGCGCCTGCGGGGTGCACGACGAATGCGGTGGTGAGGCTGACGGACGGCACGACGCCGGTGAATCTGACGATTGCGGCGGCGGCGAATGATTCGGGAGCGATCGCGCAAAATTATGCGAGCGGGGCGGCACTGACATTGAGCGTACAGACGGCGGCGGCAGGTTGTACGACGACGCCGGCGGACGCGAATGTGACGATACAGTATCGGATGCAGTGAACGAGAAGTTTCCAGGAAGGTCTCCAGCTAACAATTAAGAGGTGAAACATGAATAAGCAGAGCGACGTGGTGTCGTTGGTGAATATCTCTACGCAGAAATGGCCGCCGCGGCACCGGACGTATTTCGGATCGTTGACGATTCAATCGCCGGAGGCTCGCGCGGCGTATGCGGTGACTCCGGTGCGCGCGTGCACCAGCGTGATGGACCTGGGCGACAAGCGGACGATGGAGATTCGCTTGAGCGCGCAGGAAATTGCCGAGGACCTGGTGAGGGAGATCAACGGGGATTCGGGCGAGGGAAGTTACCACGGCGTGTTTGTGGCCGCGGGGCCGGAGCCGACGAAAGAGGAGCTAGTCGACGCGCGGAAGAAGCTGGAGGCGTTTCACCGGCGATTGGTGGAGACGGCGGACCTGGAGTGGGAGAGGTCGCACAACATGATGTTCATCACGGACCTGGAGCGGCGGGCGGCGCGGGAGTTGGGGCTAGAAAAGCCATGGCTGTATGACCCGAAGCCAATGGCGGACTGCCCGGCGTGCGGGGAGAAGATTCGGCCGGGCGTGGCGGTTTGCCGGACGTGCGGGGCGATTCTGGATCGGGAGAAGGCGGCGAAGTTTGGATTGGCGGAAAGGGAAGAGAGGAGTGGAGAAGTGGCGAAGGTGGCGGAGAAGCAGACGACGAGAGAGAAATAGAAAGGGCGGCGAAGATCGCCGCCCCGAGAAATTCAACGTGCACTGGGTACGCCCGAGAAGCAAGTAAAGAATAACAAAAGAATTGGAGCTGCGTCGACGAATTTAACAAGCACAGTCGCGCGAAGGTTGAGATCCTTCGCGCATCCTCATCGGATGCGCTCAGGATGACAGGTGTTGGGTGTGAATGGATAGATGAGTTGGTCGGTTGGGTTGAATGCGTAAAAGCGGAAGCGTTGCTTCCGCACTCAAAATGGGGCCACTTGAAAGTGGCCGCTACGTGGGGCGACAAGTACAAGACTATGACGACGATTGGATCATTGGATGCGCCGATTGAGATTTTTGGCGGGTTGGTGAGCGACATGGCACCGGCGGATCTGCCGCACGGGGTGTCGCCGGATTGCCAGGACGTGCTGTTCAGCAGCGGCGGCGTGGCTACGCGGCCGGGGTTACAGGCATTGTTCGGACCGCTGGCGGGGAATCCGACGGTGAATTATGTGAGGAGCTACATCACGCCGAACGGAACACTGCGGACGTTGGCGCAGGACGCGAATGGGAATTTGTATAAGGAGACGACGCCGGGAACGCTGACACAGATTGCGAGTGGGCTGACGCCGAATTCTTTTGCGAATTCGACGACGCTTTTTGGCAGGGAATATCTGGCGACGAGCGATGGAATGACCGGGAACGACTTGCCGCGGCAGTATGACGACACGAATCTGGATCGCGTGAGCCAGGGCGGGCCGGGAGCGGGCCCGACGGTGGTGGACGAAAATGCGATCGTCGGGATCGCGGCGAGTCCAAGCGGGGCGACGCAGCCGGCGGCGGTTGGAATTGTGGCTAGCCCGAGCGGTGCGAGCGAGAACGGCTTCCTTGTGACGATTACGACGAGCGCCGCGCATGGATTGAGTGCGGGGCAGACGGTGACGGTCGCCGGCGTGGGCGTGAGCGGGTACAACGGAACATATCCTGTGGTGAGCGTGCTGAGCACGACGCAGTTTACGTATATCGCGGGGGCAACCGGACTGGCAAATTCGGGCGGAGGCACGGCCGCTTCGGCGACGGTGACGATTCAGACGTCCGCGGCGCACGGATTGACAGCCGGTCAGTTGGTGACGATTACCGGAGTTGGCGTTGGCGGGTACAACGGAACGTTCAGCGCGGCGAGCGTGATTGACGCAACGCATTTTACATACTTCGGGGCGAATGGCGGGCTGGTGGCTTCCGGCGGCGGCACGGCGGCCGCGGCGGGTAACGTCGGCCAGGGAGTGCACCAGTGCTGCGTGATTTTTCAGACGCGTCAGGGATATTTGACAGCGCCTGGACCGGCGACGAGCTGGACGGCAAGCGGCGGGAAGCGTGCAGTCGTGACGAACATTCCGACCGGCCCCTCGAACGTGGTGGCGCGGATTTTGTGTTTCACGGGCGCGGGAGGGGCAAGCTTTTTTTACGTGGGCGGAGGCGGGACGCTCTTCGGCGGAAACATGATTGTCGGCGACAACACGACTACGTCGCTGGTGGTGGATTTCTCAGACGCGATTCTGCTGGTGAGCACGAATGTGGACAACCAGTTTCGCTTGATCGAACTGGGCGACTGCGCTGGCGTGATTGACTATGCGGAGCGGCTCTTCTGGTGGGGCGAACGCAACAAAATGAACAACTGGACGAACCTGGGATTTGACGGCGGGTTCACGGGGCCGTCGTTGCCTCATTATCCCCTGGGCTGGACGGCAGACCCGACGTTTGCACCGGGCGGAACGGATGAGGAGAGTTTCGTGGTGTGGGGCGCGGCGTATTCGATTGTGGGGAACGGAACGACGGCGACGCGTGGCTTGATGACGCAAAGCGCGGTGAAGGATGCGCTGGGCGCGCAGCGGATTCAGGCGGGGACGGATTACACGGTGCGGGCGCGGTGCGCGCGCAATTCGACGCTGGTGCAGGGGACGCTGCACGTGCATTTGTTCAGCGCGAGCGGCGGGATCAACACGACTGGTTTGCAGCTCACCGCGGCGCAATTGACCACGAATTATGTGGAATACAGCGCGCAGCTGACGGCGCCGCTTATGACAATCCCGAGTGACTTGGTGCTGCGGATTTACGCGGATGGGACGCCAAACTCGAACGGACAGTTCTATGTGGATGCGATCGAGATTTATCCGACGGCGCAACCGGTGAATTCTTCCCTGGTGCGGGCGAGCCGCGTGGAAGATCCGGAGAGCTACGACGGGATCGATGGGATGCTCCGCGTGGCGGAGAACAACGGGCAGGCGATTCGCGCGGCGTTCAAACTGCGCGAACGGCTGTACTTTGTGAAAGAACATTCGCTGCACGTGACACAGGATGACGGAACGAACGAGCCGTCGTTATGGTCCATTTCGGAGGTTTCACGGCGCGTAGGAACGCCATCGGTGCCCGGGGTGGGATTTGGCGAGGACTGGGTGGTGATTGCCCACCGAACGGGTTTGTATCTTTTTTCGGGCGGCGAGCCGGTGAAGATTTCTCAGGAGATCCAGCCGACGTGGAATCAGATCAACTGGCAGTATGCGCAGACGCTTTGGGTGACGGTGGACACGCGGGAGCGGCGGATTTACGTGGGCGCGCCGTTTGAGAGCGCAACTACTCCGAATCGCGTGCTGATGCTGGATTATCACGACCTGGACTCGGCGTCGGATATTGAGGGGCGGCCGCCGGTGAATATTACGTACACGGGGCGGAAGACCGCGACGGACAATTCTCGAAAGTGGGCGCCGTGGTCGGTGGCGGCGAATTGCTGCGCGCTGATTGAACGGACGAATGGGACCGCGCTGGCGGCGTTTGGCGGGGGATCGCCGGGAGTTGGCGGTGGTGGAGCGACGGGGAAGATCTATCAGTTGAACGATACGCAGTTTTCGGACGATGGCGCAGCGATTCCGAGTTACTACACGACGCACTTTTTCCCGGAGCGGGCGGTGGAAAGTTCACTCGGATTGGGTGCGCACCGGAAACTATTCAGCTATCTGACGATGTATGTCGAGGGCGCGGGAAACCTGGCGCTGACGAGTTTTGTGGATTCGGAGAGCGCGGCGACGGCGCAGCAGCCGCTGGGGATGAGTTCGCCAGGGCTGAAGGATTTGGAATTGCCGATCAATGTGTTGGGTGAGCGGGTGGCGTTTCAGGTGGGGACGAATCAGGCGGGGGCCTGGTTTAAGGTGCAGAGGTTTGCGCCATCGGTGAGAGTGGATCCGTGGGCGCCGGTGCGGGGAGTGAATTGAGGCACGACGGTTTGGGTGGACAGTTTTAGATCACAAAAGCGGGGGCAGAGCCTCCGCACTCCAAAGAAGAGAGGGTGTTATGCCGAGTTATGGAAATGTGTTGCCGCCGGTGTCTGTGGGATTTGGGGACAGCGCGGCGGTGATCGCTTCGACGGATGTAATTTTCCCGGCGCCGTTCAAAAGCGCTCAGGTGGCGCTGGCGCCGGCGTTCAGCAGCGGGAAGGTGCGGGTGGCGGTAGAGATTGTGTGGAACGCGGCGCCGGGGGCGATCAACGTGCAGCTACAGACGGCGGACACGGATATTGATGCGGCTTACATCCAGGAAGGCGCGGCGATCACGAATGTGAACGCGGCAAACGTGACGCGGGCGGAGTTTCCGGATGTGGTGGCGAAGTTCGCGAGAATTTTGATTGCGACGCTGCCGAACAACGTGACGGCTACGGCGAAGATCGGTTCATAAGAAAAAGATTTAACACAGAGAGCGCAGAGGAAGAGCACAGAGGTCACAGAGAAGAGGAAGAGAGAAGCATGCTGACGGTTGCTCAATTGGCACCGATGAAGGATCGGGATCCGTACCTGTACGAGACGCTGGTGAAAATTGTTTCGGCGGTGAATGCGACGAGCGCGAATGCGGGCGTGGATCCGGCGACACCGTCGCCCGCGCCGCCGTCGATTGCGGCGTTGAAGGTGCAGGCGGCGAACGGGTGGTTTGACCTGGCGATTACGGATCCGGCGGTGACGCGGCCGGGTCTCTTTTATTTTGCGGAGTCGGATGTGACGCTGGCGTTCTCCGCGCCACGAGTGTATTTCCTGGGAGCATCGAGGAATTTATACGTGCAACTGGGAAATCAGACGCTGTATTGGCGGGCATATTCGCAGTATGTGGGTTCGCTGGCGTCGGCGCCGGTGACGTTTGGGTCGCCGGCTACGGCGGTGGCGGGCGGAGGAACTTCGGGGCCGGCACCGTTGCCATCGAGCGGAAGCGGAGCGTTGCCGAATGGGTCGCTGCGCGGGGGAAATGGATTTGGCGTGGTGCCGGGAGCACGCGTGGTGAAGCAGGTGGTTTTGTAAGGGCGTGAGAAAGCAATCAGCCATCAATAATCAGAAAGAGGAGAAAAGCGATGCCGAATCTTACGTCCGATGCAACTTGGGATTTTAATCCTGGAGATACGGTGACGCTGAACGCGTCGTTTACATTTGATTTGCAGGATACGAACGACAACCAGACAGTGTCCGCCGTCTTGACGACGCTGCAGGCACGGACGCCGCATTTGACGCTGACGCAGACGGATAACGCGACGATTAGCGTGGTGGTGACGATTTGATGGGGAAGTTATCAGTAATCAGTAATCAGTAATCGGTAATCAGTAAGATGAAGATCCGAGTGTATGAGGAAAGCGATTTGGACGAGCTGCGGGCGATTCATGCGCGGCAGGGATTTGGATATGCGTTTCCGGATTTGAAGAATCCGCTGTTTCTGACGAAGCTTGTTTTGGGAAGGGAAGAGGGCGGGAAGGGAATTGCCGGCGCTGCCCTGCTGCGGTTGACGGCGGAGGCGTATCTGCTGCTGAATCCGGAGGCCGGTTCGCCGCGGGAGAAATGGCAGTGGCTGCTGGGATTGCACGAAGCGACGCGGCGCGATGCGCTGGCTCGAGGATTGGAAGATGTGCACGCGTGGCTGCCACCGGAAATCGCGCAGAAATTCGGCAAGCGGCTGACGAGATTGGGTTGGGTTCGGGATGACAAGTGGACGCCGTACTGCAAGCGTCTTGAGCCAACATTTGCTGTCGTCAACGGGAAGAAAACATGAAATCACTGGGCGATCTTTTCAAGAGAGCTCTCGACCACCACGCAGACCGCGAGTCGGCGGAAGACCATGTTCATGGAAGAGACGAAGAATCTCCGTATCTGTTGTTGGGGCAAAAGACGGGGTCGCTCGAAAAAGGCGCTGCTCCACCGACACGGAAGGAGGTTCTTAACTACTTGGGAGAGTTAGCAAAGGATTATCACCTTCCTCCGAAGTTAGTGTATGCTGTGGCTGATGCGGAGAGCGGCGTCAACCCCGAGGCACCCACGCGAACTACTTAAGAAGGCACGGAAAGATCGTCCACGACAAACATGGAAGCCCAATCATCAAAAACTGGGATTATGGAATGATGCAGGTCAACAGCTCGGATATCAACAAGGGCGAAGTGAAGGACTCCCGCAAGCATCCTTTCAAAATTGGTGAGGATGTTAAGACAGATTGGAAGGCAAACGCTCGTGCGGGGGTTGCTTTATTGGCTCCGGCCTACCGACTCGCGGAAATGGAACAGGGACCGGGTGCGACAGCTGAGGACCATGCACAGCAAGCCTATTCCCAGTACAACGGTACTCCGCAGACCCGCGATCGGTATTTGAAGCAGGGCCGGGACGGGTTGCCACAGAATGACGCAGATCGGAACTTTCTGCAAAAGTATAGACACTGGTGAGAACCAATGGTCGCGCGCATGGGGATTAGCAACGTTTCTTGGTCGAGAGTTGGCCGGTGGCTGCTCCTGAATGCAGCCGTGATAGCTGTTCTAGTAGCACTGCCATCGGTTTACGCCTTACGACAAAACAAGCCGGATGCGGCCTCGGTTAACATCCAGGAAAACGGCCACTTTCGCGCCGATCTGGGGTATTTTTTCGTCGAGGATGGGCGGTTGGATGTTTATAGCGACTGGCGCGATATCGACGTGATTTGGGACAATGCTTTGCGCCAATATGTCCTGCCACGTGACATGGAAAAGGAGGTTCCAAGCGGGGGCGCGCCTTATTATCACGAAGTCTACCAGTTGGATCAGGGGGAATGGGGTCGGACAGAAAGGAATTTTACGCAGAAACCTGCACGCTATCTTGATTTTGGCCCCTGCGACGCCAGTGACCAGATTAACCTGCCGAACGATTTTGTCGCGGGATTAGACGCGGGGGCACGCAGAGCGTTGCCACGAGGCGCTAAGATAAAGGGAGTGACCTATATTGAAGAGGGACGTTTCGTCGTGGTTGTCGCTTCGACAATCCCCAGCAGGTCTCCTTCTATCTACCAGACGGGCACATATCCCCTTCATGTGTTTCTACTGGCTCTGAAGAAAGACAACTGGAAGATTGCTGCTAGGGTTCCGGTTGAGGAATGGGCCTATTATTGCGGGATGCGGACCTCAAACACTATCCTCAAAGGCGGTGAGTCTGCCACTTTGCTGCTCGTCTATTCCTGCAGACCCGAAGGTTCAAGAATCGCTTCGGTGGGCCGACAAATTCGTAGTTACCTCATTCGGTCGAATGCCGGAACACAACAGCGACAGTAATCAACCCCCGGCTGAATTCGGAGTCGTAAATCAGCTAAGTGCAGTTTGATTATCCGCTCGAGTGATTCACATCGAAAATTAATCAGTTCTAGTTTCTCATGATTGCAATTCGCTGACCGCACGTCGGTCGCAAAACTGGAGGTGTCTTTATGGGACGGGGAGCACAGGGACAGACACAGAGCTTGACGGACAATCAACTGGGCCAGACGAATGCGCTGAACCAGCAGGTGCTGGGCCAGCAGCAGTCGGTGGGAAACCTGGTGGTGCCGCAGTTTCAGAGCATTTTGAACAATCCGGGATTCAGTGCGGCGGACAAGGTGGCGATCACCGGGCAATCGCAAGGAGCGCTGGCCAGCGCGTTTGATTCGCTGCAGCAGTCGGCGGCGAATCGAGCTGCGCGCACGGGAAATTCGGCGGGCTTCAGCGAGTTGACGGATCAACTGGCGCGGCAGAAGGGGATTGCGGAAGGCAACCTGGCGCAGCAGAACCAGTTGAACTTCAGCAACACGGCGTTTCAGCGGCAGATGGCGGCGCTACAGGGGCTCTCGGGTTTATTTGGAGTGGATTCCAACCTGTTGGGAAGAACGCTCGGGATTCCCGCGGAGCTGCTGAATGTTCGGGCTAATGCTTCGCGGAACAATGGAGGATTTTTCTCGTCGCTGGGATCGAGCCTAGGCGGGGCATTGGGCGGAGTGCCGGGGTTGTTTTTGTAGGAAGACGAAGACAGCGATCAGCTAACAGCGATCAGGAAGCAAGAGTGGCTGCGTCATTCTTGGTTGGTGTTTGTCGCGTGGTTGGCGGTGGGGGTTCAGCCTGCAAAAGCGAAAGCTCCGCCTTCGCACTCCAAAGGAAAACACATGGGGACTTCGGGGTGGACGTATGTGGTGGTGGTGTTTTCGGTAGGGGCGCAGTTGGTGGTGTTTCTCCGGTGGATGCACCGGCGAATGCGCGATGACGAGATTCAGCGGGTGTTTGTGAGAGCCCTGGCACTGCGGCATTTGCCGAATATCTACCGGGCGCTGAATGTCATTGCCGAGCGGCAGGGAATTAAGCTCGAAGAGATGCCGAGCGTGAATTATGTGGATTTGCGGAACGGCGAGAGACATCGGTAGAGCTGAACCGGAGGAGCACAGGCCCTTCGGATTCGCTCAGGACAGGCAAGAGGACCCTTCGGAGCTCAGGACTAGCCTGTGCCACACGGGGCGACCTGAAGGTCGCTGCTACACGGGAGCGGACGGCTGAAGAGACTATGCCCATTGATCCAAAACTTTTGGCGCTGGCGCAGCGCGCGGCGGAGGGGGAAGGATTGGACGCGGCGCTGGTGTGCGCGGTGGTGGAGCAGGAGTCGGGGTGGAACCCGTGGGCAATGCGGTATGAGCCGGCGTTCTTCGCAAAGTATGTCGCACCCTTATATACAAATAATAAGGTGGGGGCGACGGAAGCCTATGCGCGGGGGATTTCCTGGGGATTGATGCAGGTGATGGGGCAGACGGCGCGGGAGAAAGGCGCGAGTTCCCTTTACCTTTCGACATTGTGCGATCCGGCAGTGGGATTGGCGGTTGGATGCAGAATTCTGCGGCAGAAATTGGAGGCTGCGGGCGGAGATGCGGCTCGCGCGCTGCTGGCTTGGAATGGCGGGGCGAACGCGGATTATGCGGACGAGGTGCTGGCGCGGGTGGGACGGTATCGGTGAGGGGGAGCGGGAGCGGTAGAGAGTAATCCGTAATCAGTAATCGGTAATCAGTAAGAAAAGAAAAAGCAGATCCCTCACCCGCAAACAACGCGGGTTCGGAATGACAGTGTTATGTAGCATCGGGTGCGGGTGAACGATTACTGATTGCTGAAAACTGATAACCGGTCACTGATTACTGATTTACTGATTACTGAAACTGCGCGATGGGAACCTGGATCAAGCTTGGGGCTCTTGTGGTTGTTGCGGTCCTGGCGGCTAGTCTGTTCGTTGCGTGGCGGGATGAGCGGAAGGAACAGGTGGCGCTGCAGGCGGAGTTGAAGACGACGCAGCAGGCGCTGGCGGAGGCGACCACGCGGCAGGCAACCCGGGATGCGGCCGTGAACGATTTGGTGGCGGGGTTGAGGAAGAAAGAGGCGGCCATGCAGAAACCGTCGCAGGTGGTGGCGGCGTTGCCGGATGTGCTGCCCTTGCCGGCCCCGATAACGATCGGTCCAGAGCGCCCCGCCCCAGAAGGCGGGCCCTACACAGGCAAGAGCGCAGCGAGTGCCGTGGATGGGATTCGGCCGAAGGTGAATTTCCCTGCTGCGGATTTGAAGCCACTGTACGACTTTGCGGCGGACTGCAAGGCTTGTCAGGCGAAATTGGGGGCGGCTCAGGCCGACCTGGCCGATGAGAAGGTCAAGAGCCAGGCCATCGGCAGGGAACGGGACGATGCCCTGCGAGCAGCGAAGGGCGGCTCGGTCTTGCGGCGGATTGCGCGAGCGGCGAAGTGGTTTGCGATTGGAGCAGCGGCGGGAGCGATTGCGGCGAAAGCGGCGCGGTAG